CGACCTCACCGCCGATAGCGAGGTCGATCGTCTCCAGGGATGCGATCGCGGCGGACCCGTGCACCGTCCACACCCGCCCGTCCTCATCGGTGAACGACGTCGCGCCGATGGCTTGCGCGTTGGGTCGGACATCCGCGATCAACGTGCCGTCCGAGTAAACCCGGACGGCCCGCACGGTCCCGGCGAGCGGGTCCGCGGTACCGCCGGAGTGGGCGCCGATCTCCAGCGCTGCCGTCCCGGCATCCACGGAGGTGACTCCGGCGATCACCTGCGTATCGAATACGGTCCAGTCGTCGGCGTCGCTTTCCCGGTACGAGAACACGACCGTATGGTCTGATCCGGAGTCGACGTCGAGACTGACCCGCACACCCGCCGCGCGGGCCGGGACCGGCGTCGCCGAGGAGATGATGGACCGGCCAGCGCTGGTGCCGTCCGTCGACCACACCGCCTGAAGCGCCCCGGCCCCGGAGATCCACATCCCGTAGGACCGGTTGTTCCCGGTCCCGAGGTATTTGGAGACGATCGCCTGCGTCGCACCAGAAGACCAGTCGGTGACATCGAGGTCGGCTTCGAGGGTGAAGTTTCCGGTGATGTCCAGGCCAGAGTCGATCACGACACCCGACACCACCAAGACGGTGAGGAAGTGGTCGATGTTGGCCGTTACCGCGTCGACCGTGACCGTCTGCACCCCAGGTGTGGTCACCTGCCGGGCCCACACTGCGGTCCGTGTCGAGGAGGCCTGCGCGGTCGAGTCAGCGATGAGGTCCCAGGACCCGTCGGGCGGGCCCATCGCATCGGGGCCGTCCCACCCCGCAGCGTGCACCGCGATCACCCACCAGCCGGTCTCGGCCGCGGCCGTGCCCACCGAGATGCCGGCGTTGACCGCGGTGTCCCAGACCGTGTCCTCCACGGTGGCGCCGGGGAGGACGACCGATGCGGCCGACCAGTCGTGCGCCCCGCCCGCGGTGGCCGACCGGGTGCCGGTCGCCCCGGCTGTCACAGCCTCGATGGCGACCGTGGAGGGCCCGTAGAACGTGCCCTGCTGCTCCGCTACCTGGGTCATCGAACCGGGGATGGTGTAGGTGCCGTCGGTGACCGAGCCGGTCCACGCGCACACCAGGAGCCCGGGGACGGTGGCGGTGACCGAGGGGGCGACGGCAGGGTCTGATCCGGCCGCGTCGAAGCCGGCGGCGGCGGTGATGTCCGATGCCACGGTGTGCGGGGTGGAGGCGTAGGACCCGGCGGTACCTGGCAGGACCAGCCCGGACAGGTCCGACACCCAGATCGGCCCCTGCGTGGTCGCTACGACCATGGTGGTGCCGTCGGCGTCGACGGAGGAGGCGAGCTCGGATCCGGCCGTGTCCAGCCGGGACCGGCCGTTGTCGATAGTGCCGGTGCCGCCCTCGAACTGGATATCGTCCACATAGACTCTGTCGCCGAACAGGGCCCTGGAGGAGTTCTTGATGTACCGGAACGTGACCGTCCCACCAGGGGTGACGTCGATGTAGCCGGATTGGATCCAGCCCGACACCCCGGAGTCCTCGAGCCGCGTGACGCCGCCGACGATCACCCGGAAGAAGTCGAACCCGCCATCACAGCTCACCCTGTACCAGAACTTGACCCTGGTGCATCCCGCTGGGACAGTGACGATCGCGTCCGAGGACTCGGAGTCCGCGATCACACCCGACCGCCACGACCACGACCCCCGATGCGCATCATCCTGGGTGCGGGTCCACGCCGCATTCCCGCCATCGGTGACGGTGAACGCCAACGTCGAATCCTCGAAACCCTCTGAGACGGTGGTCAGCGTCCCGGGGAGCTGACCCATCTGGTACGGCCGGGCCGGCGCACAGTTCAGGCGGACTTTCCAGTCCACTCCGTCGAGGATCTCGCTGTAGCCGATGATGATCAGGTCCAGCTCATCCGGTGGATGCCCTGGCGGCGGATGGTCGATGGTGATCCTGGATCCGACGCCGCACGCCACCCACGCGGGGATGAGTTCAGGGCGGGACCCGAGGTCGAGTTCGATGACGGGGTACCGGTACTCGTCGACGGTGCCCATGTGGACGCCCCAGGACGCGTGATGCCACGTCGCCCCATCCGAGGCGAGATCCAAAGTTATTGATCTGGGGTAGGGGACTTCCCCTTCGGGGACCGCGGTGTACCGGGACGACGACCCGCCCGAGCGGGAGACGGTCATGTCGGTGACCGTGAACTGGTCCCCGTCCTCCACCTCGAAGTCCGAGGTGATGTCGCCTTCGTCGATGTCGAGGATCATCGCGGGGGTGTCGACGGCCCGCTCGTACAGCGCTGATCTCGCGAGATACGCGATCCCGCCAGTAGCGGGGTCCTCATATAGGAGGCCCTCGTCGGCGCTGGCGGCGGCTTCGAGGAGCGCCCCGATCGATGCGGGCTCCTGCGGGCCCATTTTTGTGGAGGCGGGGAGATTCCCCACCACGACACCTTCGATGACCTCGCAGGGGATGCTTTCCTCGGCGCAGACTCTCCGGATCCTGTCGCCGGCGGTCTCACCGGCGTAGCCCATGGCCGCGTCGTGATAGGAAGCGACTCTCCAGATGTCGTCGGTGCTGAGCACGAGGCCGACGTTGGTCCATACGGTGATGTGCCCGACCTGCATCGACTGGATGTCTGCGGAGTCGAAGATGTGGGGGTAGTAGATCCGGTCGACGCGGCCGACGCTTCGGCCGGTCCCGGTGACGCCGAGGGTGGCGCCGAGCCGCCCATCGATGAACACCGAGAATGTCACGTTGCCGGTGCCGCCGCTTGCGGCGACGGCGACGGTGTGCCAGTTGCCGATGAGGTTGAGCGTCCCCAGCAGCGTCGCAGTGTCGACCTCGGTCACCGTCGCGCCCGTGTCCGAATCGATCATGCGGACCCGGACGCTGTCGTCGGTGCCGATGACGACGTAGTAGACGCCCGTCCCCGTCAATTCGATGCGCGCGTACAGCCATTCGCCATCGGAGGAGTCGGAGTCGAGCTCGCCCTTCGCGGCGAGGGCAACGATCCATGCGGCGGCGGTGCCGCCGTTGATGCGGGCGCCGATCTGCGCGCCCTCCCCGAGCGACGGCAATGACCCGGACCCGGGCAGGTCGGAGGCCGACGCCCACGACACGTCCTCGGTTGACCCGTTCGCCCATGTCGGGTTTTGCCCCGGTATAGCCGAGGCGCCGGAGGTAGCACCAGAGCTGTCCTCCAGCGGCCAGTAGGCGCGGAGTTTCGTGGTGCCCAGCACGAACCGCTTCAGCGCGGAGTCGGTGATGTCGATCTGGTCCAGTCTGCGGAGGACCCCGCTGGCGGTGATCTCGACCCACTGGTCCCCGTACCCGCCCTCCCAGTTGGGTGGGAGTTCCGCGATGAACCCGCGGAACCTGACCGAGGGATCGATGACGCCATCAGAGGCGGTGACCCTGATCGGGGTGCCTTTCCGCAGCTGACCGTAGTACGGAGAGAGCGGGTTCCGGCGGACGAATCTGCCGTCGGTGTTGTCGACTGAGAGTGTCGCTTTCGCTGAGGACGCTTTCGTCTGCTCATCGGACTTGCCGACCCCGGTGATGTTGATGCGCGGCTCGACGAAATCGGTGATGTCCGTCCACACCCAGGTGGAGGGGTCGGCGGTGAGGTCGGCGTCGAGCGCCAACTCCACCGTCAAATCCAGCACATCCTGGGGGAAGACCATCAGCCCCTCCCGAACGCTTTCTCAACGGACCCGCCGCCCTCGACGCGGACGAGCTTCCTAAACCAGCGGTTGAACTCGCCGTCGGCGTTCGCGAAATCGATCACGACCCTCGCGGCCTCGTACGGCGAACCTGAGGATCCGCCGCTCGCCGACGAGGAGATGGGGATCGGGCGGGCGCTGCGCCACTGCTGCCCAGCCGGGACCACCTCAGCCCCGTACCACGACGCGGCCTCAGAGAGGATCGCCATCGACCGCGCGTGCTTGCCGCGCTTAGGGATGAACGCTTCGCCGCCCGTGCCGGGCTCCGCGAACGCGTACCGTGCAGGCGACATCGCCGAGAACACTTGTGCGTTCCGCAGTAGGCCCTCCCGGGCGTGGTACACCCCGCCCCACCGGTTCACCAGCTCCGACGCGCCCAGCCCGTGCTCCTGGTAGATGAACTGCTGCACCTGCCGGGTCGTGATCGTGATCGTCGTGCCGTGCAGGGAATCGATCACGTTCTGTAGATCGTTGGCGCCCTGGATCGACCCCTCGGTGCCTTCCAGGATCCCGTCGACGATCTCCTGGCCCGCGGCGTCACCGCGCTGCCCCCACAGCTCCACCACTTCCTGGAGTTCGGCGTCGGTCATGGAGGCCATGAGCGCAACCATCTCGGCGCCCTCGGGTCCCATCCGGGCGAGCTCGTCGAGCATGGCAGCGGGAACCTCACCGGCCAGGTACGTCATGTTGTCGGCCCACTCCTGCTGTGCCGCAACCTGGTCACGAAGGCCCTGGATGAAGCTCTCGGCGGTGACTTTCTGGCCCTCATCGAGCTCGGCGAGCGCTTCGTTATAGACGCTCAGCATGTCGATGAACGCGGTCGCGCCCTCGGTCCAGGCGGCGATCATGTCCGCGACGGCCTGCTCTGCGGACTCCCCAGTCAAATCGAAGTGGTCGGCGAGGATTTGCAGCTGGTCAGCATAGGGGTTGACCGCCTCAGTGGCTTCCTCGGTTTTCGCTGTCGTGGTCTCAAGGGCCGCTTGATATTCGGGAAAAATCGCCTGAAGCTGCTCCATCGACAGGCCCTGCTTCTCGGCCTCGGCGGCGATCATGGAGAACGCATCGGCCGCGGCCTCAGGGTTCTCGCCGTGCAGCGTCGCCAGCGCGGAGTCCATTGCCTGGATCCGCTCCGTGCTCTTAGCGACCGACCCGTCGAACTCTTTCAGGAACGGGAGCACGGCCTCTTTGAACTTGCCGACGCCGCCTGCTATCGAGCCCTGCTCCGACTCCGATGCCCACAGCAGTGAATCGCCGAGCATCGACATGTCGTCACCCATGATGCGGGCGACCTCACCAGCGGCTTTCCCCTCGGTTGCCCACCGTTCGATACCGACGGCGAACGCGTCGATCTGAGGGTTCAGGTTGTTCTGCATCATGGCCGACAGCGCGGCGGAGGCAAGCTGGAGCCCGGCGAACGTAGTGCCGACAACGATGCCGGCCCGAGTGACCTTTCCAAGGACGGTCGCGGCCCTGGCCCCGGCGGGGCCCATGGCGGTGAGCTGCGCATTCATTTCGGCGAGCTTGTCGCGGGCGCGGACCGCCATCCCGGACAAGAGCAGGCCGCCGGCCACGAGCATCCCGATCACGGCAACGGTGGAGGTGACGGGCGCGGGAATGGAGTTGAACGTGTCGATCAGGTCGGTGCCGGCTTGGACGAGGACGCGGAGCGCGGAGGAGACGCCACCGGACGACTCGATCGCGAGGCCCTCCAGTGCGGAGGTGAGCATGTCGACGTCGCCCTTGAGGGAGTCCATGCGTTTCGCAGCAGTGTCCGCGGCGACGCCCTGCTCGGAGACTTTCCCGATGTAGTTGTTGATCGAAGCCGAGCCCTCGGCGAGGATGATGTTCGCGCCCGCGATCGCCTCGGCACCGAAAATCGTGTTCAGTGCGGCGGTACGCTGCTCGACCGACAGCCCCGAGAGGCCATGCTCGAGCTGCTGGACGATCTCTACTGCCGACAGCGTCTCACCGTTGGCGTCGAAAATGGAAATGCCGAGCCGGTCCATCTCTTCTTTCGCGGCTCCGGTGGGGGCCATGAGCCGCAGCAGTACCGTCCGCAAGGCAGTGCCGGCCTCGGCGCCGACGAGGGCGTTGTCGCCGAACGCGGAGAGGATGCCGACGGTCTCTTCGACGGTGAACCCTGCTTGTGCGGCGACGGTGCCGACGTTTTTCAACGACTCGCCGAGCCCGGTGACGTCCGTGGAGGAGGCGTTCGCCGAACCCGCGAGCGTATCGGCCACCGAGGTCATCTGGGAGGCTTCGAGGTTGAACTGGTTCAGCGTGTTCGCGGCGATCGTGGCGGCTTCGGCGAGCCCGACGCCGCCCGCCGCGGCGAGGTTCAGGGCGCCAGCGAGCGCACCGCCGGTGATCTGCGCGGCTGAGAGGCCAGCCTTGGCCAATTCTTCGGTGGCGTTCGCGGCCTCCGTCGCAGAGAACGCTGTGGAGGCGCCCATGTCGATCGCGCTTTGACGAAGGTCTTGGAACTCGGCTGCCGTCGCACCACTGACGGCGTTGACCTGCGCCATCGCATGATCGAACTCGACGGCCTGCGCCACACCGATCGCCAGAGCGCCGCCGAGCGCGGCACCGAACGCGATCGCCCCGTTCGCGACCGCATCCAAGTCGCCCTGGCCTTTCGCGGCGGTCGCGGCGAGCTCCTCCCGGAACGACCTGGTCGTCCGGGCCATGTCCGTCATCGCGGCCGTGTACTGCCGAATGTTCGCCTTGACGTTGACCGAGACGGAGCGGATGGACACGGCCACCCCCTCCGGTTAGGCGATGCGGGGCGGGTGGAGCTCGACTCGGTGGATCAGCGCATGCGGATGCTCGGCCTTCAAATCCCGGTAGTGCGCCTCCGATTTGGCGAGGGCGGTGCACCGGTGGCAGCGGATCGGCAGCAACGGCAAATAGGCACCGTGACCGGGGGTGCCGTCGTTCTCCTCGGACGTGGTCTCTTCGAGGTCCCCACCGCACTGGTTGCAGCGGTTGTCCCGCCACACCGCGAGGGCGACCATGATCGCCTGCTGCTCCTCGTCCCACTCCGGATCGGAGCGGGTGACCGACTCGGTGAGGCGCCCGTGCTCGTCGTAGCGGTACTCGGTGACGGTCTCCGGCTCCCAGCCCTCGAACCGTTTGAGTGAGACCCCTAGTCGTTCTGCCTGTTCGACTCGCCGCCGGAGTTCAGGGTCCTCGAGGCGGCTGACGAGAAAGGGACGTCGATCCCGGACTTGTTGAGCCGCCAGCACATCGCGAACAGCTGGTCGTACTGGGCGTCGTTCATGACCTCACCGAGGAGCTGCTCCCACTCCTCGTCGGTGAACTCGGGGTCGACGACGGAGGCCTTGATGAGCGCCTCGGGGAACGTCTCCATGTTCACCCCAGGGGAATCCTCGGGGAGGGGCTTCGAGTCCTTGCCCTTCCTGGGGGGATGGGCTTTGACCAGCTCGTTCCACGTCGTGGCGTCTTTCGGTGTGGACGGGGTCCGCTGGCGGCGGAGCGCCTCCAGGGTGACCTCGATGGCATCTTCGCGCATCTGGTCTTCGAGCTTCGCCATCTGGGCGGCGAGCTTCTGCTTGAGCGCGCCTTCGTTGAGCATCCCCGTGGCGACCTTCCGGTTCTCCCGGTCGAACTCCTCCGACACGCGGTTCCATTCGGCTTTCAGCGGCCCCGGCATGTAGATCGTGAACGCGTCCTGCGCGCGACGGGCGGCGGCGAGCTTCTCCGCTGCGGTCTTGACCTTCTTCTTGGTGGTCATCGTCCTTCTCCTGGCCGTAGATCCTGGCCGAACATGGTGGAGGGACTCGCGCACCCCGGCCAGGTTGATGCGCGAGCCCCCGTCTATGAGGCGACGATCGCCTTGTCGCGCTGGGTGGTGTTGGTGACGAACAGCTTCTGCATGATCCGCAGGCGCGCGTTCGCTTCGGGAGCCTGCTTGACGGGGATGCCGCACTCGACGGTGTAGACGTCGACGACATCGGCGACGGCCATCGGCACGGCATAGTCCGCGCCCCACCTCGCGACCACGAACCCGGCCTCGCCCTCCTGCATCGTGGCTTGGGCTTTGTTGTCCTCGGCGGTGAGCTCTTGGCCCTGGTAGACGTAGGTGACACTGAGGGTGTCGGTGTAGCGTCCGCGCTTCTCGAACGTCTGCTTCGAGCACAGCCGGTCGTCGTTCGAGACCTGCTCATCGGTGGCCGGGGTCCACCCGTCCGCGGTGAGATAGCACGACAGCTCCACCACTTCGAGAGCGGTGACTTCGTCGATGGTGGGCGCGGTGGTGTCGGCGATCGCGGGCACCCACAGCACCTTGAGGTTGCCGTCCGCCGAGACCGAAAGCGGCACTTGGTCGCTCATGGCGTTCTCTCCTTCATTGGTTGTGGCCGGGGTTTGCCGCCGGCGAGGTCCCGCCGGGGCTTCATGCGGCCCCGGCGCGGCCGGGGACGGACGATCTCGACACCGCCGGACGCGAGGTACGCCTCCGCGGCGGTTTCACACGAGTCCCACTGGTGTCCTGTGGTGAGGGAGCGGAGCCGGACGTACACGCACGCCTCCCCCGACTGGTGGATGTGGGCACGCCACAGGGCCGCTACGGTGAGCGGATGAATCGCATGTGGAGACTGCTCATCTGGGGTGGTATCGCGTTCACCGTCGTCACCGTCATTGCGGCGGCCATCAGCTACGCGATGGACGACACCTACCCTGCGGAGATGCCGGGGTGGCTGTTCCCGCTGTTCTGGACCGGTGTTGCGATCGCCGTACTGTCGGCGGTGGTCCGTGGGATCCTCGAGGGGTTCAAGAACCAGTGACGCGTGCGCGTTCGGCGCTCATCTGGTAGTCGGCCCAGCCCCGGTAGGTGGGCTGGCCGTCAACCATGGTCTCGGTGTTCTCGCTGATGGGCTGCTCGTTCGGGAGCTCCCGGAGAAACCCCGCCTGCCAGCCCTCGATGACGGGCTTCTTCCCGCGGAGTGCCTGCCCGACCCGGTCGAGCATGGTCATGACCTCATCGATGGAGAGTCCGACGGCGACGAACTTCGCGTAGTTCATGACCGGGATCAGATTCCCCGCAAGGTTCACGATCCGTCCGGTCGCGGGCGTCGGCCACTGCACCAGATACGGGTAGACCAGCTCTTCGTCGGTGACCTTCACGCCCCCGTAGTGGTATTGGATGGACGGGAGCGCCGTGGTGACCATGGCCTTGACGGCGAGTTGGAACGGCCGGGATGCGTCCATCAGGTGCCCTCGAACGGGTCGATACTCTCCAGGGCTTCGATGATGCTCGGTTCGACGGCGTCGAACGCGGGCCCCATGTACGGCTGCGGCGCCATCCTCTCGGTGCCGCCTTCGACGAACCAGCCGTAGCCCGCCTCTGGGCCCGTCTCGCCTTGGGCGACATCGCGGTTGGAGCCGATGAAATCTGAGGTGATCGAGTTGCGGAGGTTCCCGGTCCGGTACGGGGAGTTGACCTTGCCGCGGGCTTCGATCTCGAAGATGCCCTTGCGGACCGTGTCTCGGACGAACTTCCTCGCCGTAGGTGTGGCGACTTCGATGTCCCGCTCGAGCGAGCGGATCTCGACGGTCTCGAACTCGAACTCAGCCACAGCACACCCCTATCTCGTGGTGGGTGGGGTGTTCTGGCAGACCAGGTCCCGCTCCCACACCTGGGAGCCGTACCGGACGTCATGCACCCACAAGGATTTGTCCGGCAGGCGAGGGTCTGAAGCGGTGGAGGGCACGACCTCGTCGTTGATGCGGATCTCGGGTGCACCGGCGGGGATCGCAACGATGTAGGACCGGATCACCACCGTCCGCTCCCCGACCTGGCGGGTGGTTTCGACGCCGTCGCGGACGATCCGCATCTGGGCTGGCTCGTCGACGCCATAGATCGTGGTCGGCGGCGGCCAGGTCGTCTGCATCGTGTCTGGATCGAAGACGCCCTCGGCGTCTTGGCGGCGGATGATCCCCAGCGACGTCTGGCCGCCCTCAGCGACCGGCCGATGGTGGGCGTCCCATCCGGGAGAGAACACCCGAGTGTTGGGGAGCGGCATGGCCTAGATTCCCTCGGTCCGGTAGGCGGCCCACGGGTCGAAGTTGATCACGTCGATCGCCCATGGGTCGTCGTTGTCCGCGTCGTCCTGGTCCCGCAGTTCTTTCGCGCGGGCCCGCAGCTCCGCAGCGACCGCGGGACCATCCGTCTGAAGATCGAGGGTGCGGATCTTCTTCGACACCAGCACCTCGGACGAGGCGATCGTGTCCAGCGCCTGCGCCGCGGCCCGCTTGACACTGCCCTCCATGGACAGGAACGTGGTGATCTGCTCATCAGTGAGCAGCAGGTTGCTCGGCTCGTCGGTGTCGGCGATCAGCAGCCGGACCCGGCCCAGGTCGGTGTCGTAGTCGATCGCCATCGCTGACTACTCCGCCCTGGCGATGGTCTCGAGCTTGGCGAGCAGGGTCTTGCGAGGCTTCTCCCGCTGCTGCTCGGCGTCAATGGCGCCCTGAGCGCGGCTGGGGTCGTCGCCGACCCACGCCAGCACCTCTTCGGCCTTCCCGTCGGGAACGGCCTCGTGCTGCCCGTCAGGGGCCGGGTTTTGCGTGGCGGGCGGGTTGACCGGTGCGGGCTCCTGGACGAGCACAGGTCCACCGGTGGTCTCGCCGCGCCACGCGGCCTCCTCCTCTTCGGTCGCGGGGCGGACGCCGCGGCGGCGCATGAACGGCGACTGGAGATACGCGATCGCGCCCCTCGTCGTCGCCTCCGCGAAGTGGTCCTTGAACCGCACCCCGATGGTCGGGACGGAGAGATTGTCGTGCTTGGTGCAGTAGAACAGCATGGGTTGACCTCCTGGCCGGTAGTCAGAAACGCTCGGGAGACGCAGCACGTCACCGGAGTAGTCGATGTCTAGCGCCGAGACATCGGCGCCGATGAAGCGGTGAGCGACCCTGCCCGAGTGGCCGCGCCCGGGTACGAGTGAGGGGGATTCGCGGTGGTCGACGAGTGACGGCCACGGATACCAGGTCGGGATCCCCTGGTGCTCGAACCACAGCGACATGCGGGAGTCGTAGTTCGGGATCCGCTGCGTGTCGCACCACGCGACCATGTCGTCGATGATGTTCGTGGGGAATACGATTGCGACACCCCAGTTGATCTGGTCCATGACCAGCCACGACGCGCCCTGCTCAGCACGTTTGACGTACTCGCGGACCATCTCCCGGTAGGGCCTTGTCTTGCCGACATAGAGGCACACCGGGACGTCCCCTGGCGTGTACTGGAGTGCAGCTTCGACGCCGGCGACGAGGTCGCGGGGGATGACAGCGTCGTCCTGGATGACGAGGTGATGCGTCGCGGCGGGTTCGTAGGCGAGCAGTGCCCTCCGGCCGGTGCCCCAGCGGGAGTTGGAGCCGTCGTCCCACGCCACCGTCGCGGGCCGATCCAACTGGGCCTCGAGTTCGGGGATGAACTCGGACCGCTTCGGGTGGGCCATGATCGCGACAGACACGGTCATCGGGAAAATCCGTAGGTCGGGGTCTTCGCGAACCTGCCGAAACAGTGGTAGCCGTCAGGGAGTGCGTCCTGGATCGCGTCCCGGTCGCCCTCGGCGTAGATCACCGGGGAGTGCTCGTCGATGAGCTCAACGGCCCCGACGAGCACAGCGCCCGCGGCTCCCTCGACGTCGACCTTGATGAGCTTCACGGGGGCGGCGAGGATGAGCTGGTCGAGCGGGAGGATGGAGATGTGGTCCGGTCCGGCTTCGACGTCGTCGGGTTCGCGGACGACGGCGCACGTCCCGGAGTTGTGCGCGATCGCGGGCTCGGTCATGCGGCCCCAACCGTGGCGGGCCCCGGCGGCGGCGTTGAGGCACCGCACCGAAGGCATGTTTGGGTAAGGGAAGCTGAGGTCGTTCGCTGCGACGTTGCGTAGGAGTTGCTCGTGGGTCGTCGGGTTGGGTTCGAGCGCGACCACGCTGAGGCCCATCGCCCGCGCGAACCACAAGGCGTGGTTGCCGATGTGGGCGCCGACGTCGATCGCGGTCCCCGGTCCCTGGACGCGCGCGAAGGCGTCGTCGAGGAGGTCTTTCTCGTACCAGGTGCCGCGGTTGATGATCCGGCCGATGTGGTCGGTCTCGTCGACCTCGATCGTGACGAAGGGCATGAGCGATCGGCCGCGCCAGTCGGCGCCGGCGGGGAGGGTGACGGTCTTCACCGCTGGCCTCCCCTGGCGATGGTGCGGCGCCGGTTCGCCCAATGGTGGACTGCCACAGCGCCAGGCCACGGCCCGTGTTCTTTCGGTGTGCCGACGTCGGCGTACGAGTACGGGTAGAACAGGGCCTGTGGGAGCACGGTGAGCTCGTCGCGGTGGCGGCGCCACAGCCCAGTCAGGTACTGCGGGCCGGTCGAGATGTTCGGGCGCAGGCCACGGTGGTGCTCGACCGACGCAGGAAGTCCGGTGATCAGCCGGTCGATGAACGGATGGCCTGGCTCTGCACCGAGGATGGCGTTGTTGACCCACCGGTCCTGCGCTTCCCACGCCGCGACCGCCTCAGCCTCACCCAGGAGGTGTTCGACGTTCTGGAGGCACTCGAAGTCGACGTCCACATACAGGCCGCCGTAGGACCACAGGACCTCGTAGCGGAGGACATCAGACCGGAACTGCCACACCGAATGCTCAGGGACGAGCTCCTCGGCCCTGTCGTAGAGGTCCCGGTTGCGCATGACCGGGAGCGCGTCCTCGGTCCACAGCCGGTACTCCCAGTCCGGGTGTAGCTGCCGCCAGCCTTCCGTATAGGCGGCGTATTCCGCGGGGAGCGGGTCGGGGCCGATCCAGATCTGGTGCAGCGTGTGCGGAATGGTCACGGCCGCTCCCGGATCGGTGCGGGTTCTTCGAGGTAGATGCGCCCGTCACGGGGTTCGCGCCGGGCGGTCTTCCGGTTCAGATCCCGGAGTTCGTCGAGGATGTCGGAGAGCAGCCCAGTCACCGATGGTTCCTGTGGCTGCTCTCCCCCTGGCCGGGTACTCATGATTGATCGTCACGTCCTTGGTGGTAGTCTATTAAGGTGGGAAAACCTCAACGAGTCATCGTGTCCTGCAACGTGTGCGGAACCGAATTCACCGTCAAACCCAGCAGGCTCAAGCAGAACAAAAGCGGCAAGTTCTCCTGCTCACCCGAATGCCTTTCCGAGTCCCGAAGGCAAATGCAACTTGCCCATTGGGGTAGTGGCGAACGACGAGTTGCCGAGTGTGCCACCTGCGGGAAAGAATTCACCCGTAAACCGTCGCAACTGGAGAAGTACGAGTCGAACTATTGCAGCCGAGCTTGCCGGGCTGTCGGCATTGTTGGGCCCAATCTCAAGCTGAGGCAGGGCCAATGGCTGCCGTGCAAGATGTGCGACAAGCCCGTGTGGCGGACCAGCGCCACCCTCCAGCGATACACCTACTGCTCACGCCAGTGCGCAAACAAGGACCCCGATATGCGGGCTCGGGAGAAGCCGAATATGCAAGGCCCGAAACACTTCCGTTGGCGTGGTGGTATCTCGTTCTTGCCGTACGCTCCCGGATGGACACCACGACTCCGGGAATCAATCCGTGAACGTGACGGCAACACCTGCCGGATCTGCGGTTTCGCGCCCGAGCCAGAGGTTGCTGGGGAACTGGTGATTCACCACATCGACTGGGGGAAGACCAATCATGACCCCAGCAACCTCATGACTCTCTGTCGTGGATGCCACGCGCGGCTTCACCATCACGGGAAGCCAGGTGCTATTAGCTTCCAGACCCCGTACCAGTCGAGGCCAGCGCGCTCTTAGCGTCCATCAGAGTCCCGCCCAGCACGTGGCGGACCTTCCACTCGACCGAGTCGGTGTCGAAATCACCGTCGGTCGGGTCGACCAGGCCGCCCCCGACACGAGTCGCGTTGGGGGACTTCTGGAACAGCTCCGGGCTCTCATGCCCGATGAGGCGGCCGATCTCCATCGCCGGGCGGCCGTCGTTCGGGTTCGCGAACAGGTACCAGGCGGTCGAGCCGGTGGTGGTGTCGATGATCGGCAGCCACGGGTTGACGATCAGGGACACGCGGTTGCGCATCCAGTTCGTCACCCGCAGCTGGTCGTTCGAGACACCGTCCCCGCCGCCCGTGCCCGCGAGGATCTCGGTCGCGTTGAGGATGTTCCTCGCGGCGACCTCGAGCGCGGGCGGGACGACCAGGGTAGCGGCCTCGATGTAGATCGGGTCGCCGTCGGCGTCGGTCTGCTCGCCGAGCATCCGCATGGCCTCCTGGAGGCCCGCGACGGTGAGCTGCTCGTCGGTCAAGTTCGCGTTCCCCGCAGAGAAGAACGTCGAATCCGGGCCCGCCGAGGTGGCGTACAGCGACGTGGCGAACCGCTCCTCCGAGCGGCGGGCGGCGTTGCCGAGCCGGCGGGGGATGTCCGCGAACGCGTCCAGGTCGTCGTTGATCAGCGTCTCCCACGACAGCGGGATGCGCCGGCCGAACTTGCGGACCCGGTACTCGTACTCGCCGTCCGCCAGGTCAGCGGCAGGGTACTCGGACTGCTCACCGACCTCCTGAAGTGTGGACTCGCCGCCGTCAAGGGTGAACCGCTTGACGGTGCGGAAGTCGCGGACGCGGCCAGCGCGAGCCAGAGACGTCCACTGGACGGGCATCTGCTGGTAATTCGCGAGCATTTGCCGATCGATGATGTCGCCGAACAGGAAGCTGAAGTCCGAGGTGGTCATCGCCTCCTGGAAATCGAGGGCGGCACGGCGGTCGCCCTTGATGACCTTCATGTACAGGCCCATAGCCTCGGAGAACTGCTTCTGGTAGTTCGGGTTCGCCGCAGCCTTGCGGGCGCGGGCGGCGACGGGAGCACCGTCGCCGGCGTAGATCTTCGACTCGGAGGCGTTCGCTCGGTTGAACGTGCCCACCTCGAGCAGGTCATTTCGTCCCATGGTGGGCCTCCTAGTAGCCGATCTTGACGGGGATGACGGTGGTGGCGGAGCTGGCGACCGCGCCGAGCGCGTAGCCGAACCGGACCCCGCCTGTGGCCGTGTTGGTCACGGCCCCCGTGGTGGAGTGGATGTGGACGACGTGGCCCACTTCGATCGCGCCGTTGTTGGCGTTGACCGCGAATTCGTAGACCCCGTTGGTTTTGACCGTGATCCGGTTCGTGCCGTCGGTGTCGGTGTAGACGTTCGTCAGCGCCACGGCCGGAAGCTGGTCGATCACGACCGCGTCCCCGGATTCGGGGGAGGCGGGGGCGTTGACGTCGGCGGCGGCGACGGAGAACTGGTCGCCGTGGTTCAGAACCTGGTTGGTAGCCATGGCTTATCGCCCCTTCGCAGCGAGCTTGGCGGTTTCGGTGTCCATGCCGAGCGCTTCGAACGCGGCGATGTTCTGCGCTTCGAAGTCGGCGTCGGTCATGGTGTTCGGGTCGCCGCCGAGCCCGGCGGGCTGCCCGATCCCCTGGGATTCGAGGACCGAGGCGACGTAGGTCCGCTCCGCTTTGATCGCGGAGGCGACGAGCGCTTCGAGCGCTGCGGTGTTGACCTTCCCGTCCTCCATGGGGACGTTGCCGCGGACGGCGGCGTGGACGCGGGGCGCGATCGAGGCGTACATCGACTCCGGGACACCGGACTCCTCGGCGGCGAGCGCGGCGTCGACGGCGATCCGTCCGGCCTCGTTGCCCTCCAGGAGCAGGGACCGGGCTACGGCCTGGTCGCGTTCGGCGCGGGCGGTGCGCGCCTCGGCCTGGGCCTCGGTGAGCGCGGCGGTCATGGAGTTGCAGCGGTCGCGGTACTGGTCGCGCTCAGCGGCGACGACCGCGACCTCTTCGGCGACGGGGGTGCCGTTCTGGTTCCCCGCCTCGGGGCCCTTGGGGGCCTCGGTGGTGGTTCCACTCATCGCGGAATCTCCTTCGGATGGTTGGGTTGCGGCAGGCGGGGAGCCTGGCGCGTTGGCCGTCACCGAGCTGGTCGGTGAGTTCGTGAGCGCCTGGTCGGCGCGGGCGAGGTCTTCGGCGACCTCGATGGGGGAGAGCCGGGCCGAAGCGGTCACCGCTTCGTCAGCGGGGGCGGTGATGGGCTCGTAGGTGGTGCGGCGGGTGACCTCGACGCGGTCGCCGTCGAGCGCGATACCGCCGTCGGTGGTGTAGGCCTGGCGCCAGGTCTTGTCCCCGGCGTGGAAGATCACGAAGCCCTCGTCGGGATCGAAATCGTTGACCCACGTGTCGTCGTATTCGTCGTTGTCGTCGCCGTACGCGGCGGACACGGCCCGCTGGAGCCGGGCGCGGGTGTCGTCGGCGAGCGCCTCGTCGACCCGATCCTCTTCAGGCGCGTCGTCCCACGGGCCGCGCTTGAACAACTGCGGCGCGTCGGCTTCGACTCGCGCGGTCCACGCCTGGAGGCCGTCACCGATCGCACTGGAGAGCGCGATGCGCTCGGCGCGGGTGAGGCGGCCGTCGCCGTACATGTCGTCCGCGAACTGCGTCAAGGCAAGGTGGAGTCGGCTCTCGAGCCAGGTGCCGATCGTGCGGGCTTCGACGACCTGGTGGTTCTGGATCGATTCGAGGACGGCGAGGATGCGCCCGCCCGCGGCAGGCTTGGTCACGAAGTCGACGCTTCGGCCTTGGTCGATCCGGTCGATGACCGTGCCCGAGCGGCCTTCGGCTTCGCCGGGGGCGCCGGATGCCCATGCCCGGATGGACATGCCGATGACGGGGATGCCGTCTTCGGCTTCAGCGCGGGCCATGTCCATGAGCGGGGTCTTCCACGGCTCGAACAGGCGGGCCTCAGCAACCAACGACTTGGAGGCTTCGTCCCAGCGGGCGTCTTCGGTGAGGACCGCGGCGAGCTTCTCCACCGACCCCACAGGGCGTTCGTATTCCTCGTCTTCGGACTGGTGGTCGATGAACGCCTGCGTCCCCGCCGGCCACGCCCTCGCACCGTCGCGCTTGAGCACCTCGGCGGGATAGAAGTTGCTGTTCAGACTCCAGCCCGCCGAGATGAGGCGGATGAGCATCCGGCCCGGCTTCGAGATGGCTTCGGCGATACCGGCTTCGCACACCGCTTCTCGGACGGGCGCGGCCACCGACTCCGCTACGGCGCGCCGCCGCTGCGGGTGCATGGGCTTGCGCTTACGAGACACGAGAGACCTCCTGATCAGCGATGCGTTGCAGGTCGCGGACGGTTGTGGGCTGGTTGGAGCGGCGCCACTGGGGGTTGTCGCGCCAGGTGGCGAGCTGGTCCCAGGTGATGTCGCCGGAGTCGAGGAGCGCGAGACGTGTGGGGCCCATGACGTCGAGCTGGTCAGCGCGGGAGAGGCGGCGGAAGGATTGCTCGCCGTCGAGGACGATCGGGGGTGGTTCTTTCGCGCGGATGCCGAGCTCTTCCCAGGTGGCGAGTTTCGGCAGGCGAGTGCACCGGCCACGGGGATGGTCGTCCGGGCCCGGTTCGGTAATCGGGTGGACCGTCCCATGTCGGGAAAAACATCCAGGACATGTCAAACGGTCGGTGGAGGCGTACCAGACCCACGCCTTGACCAGGTCGGAGTTCGCTCGGTGCGTATATGCGGAGGACGCACGGTAGGCGTCGAGCATCTCGGTACGGGCGATGTTCATGGCCCGCGTGAGCCCACCGTTGAACGCCTGCTCGACCCGGGCGAGCATGTCCCTCGCGATGGGTTCGGGATGGTCGCCGACGATCACGCCCTCGATCAGCGCGTCCTTCATCGCCTGCTCCGCTGCGGGAGACAGGGGGAAGGTGTCGGCGTGGATCTGCCCCTGCGCTCTGGCGATGATCGCCGCGAGCGCACTGGGCTCGAACCTTCCGGCGATAAGACCAGCGATCGTGACCTGGCCGAGGACGTCAGTAGCAGATGGTGGGGGGACCATGCCGCCATCGGTGACGTCCGGCTCGTCCTGCTCTCGCCGGAGGATGTACCTGGTGAGGGCTTCCTGCTGCGTCTCCGGAGCCTGCGAGGCGATGATCCTGGGTTCGAGCTCGGTATCGATCTCCACGACCCGCTCAGCGCCCGCCGAAGCAGTCGTGTCCGTCTCTGTGGAGAGCTTGTCCAGCTCCACGCGGGACGCCACGAGCGCATCCATCGCCGTCGAGCGGGCGATCTGATGCACCGTCGGCCACGAGCCTGCGGCGACGGCCGCCGCGGCGAGCTCGGTGACTGCCCTACTCCAGGTGGGTGCGAGCCGGTCCCACGCTTCGACCCACTGCCGGGTGAGGTGCCGGTCCGCGTCATCGGTTTCGGTGCCGATGTCGCGCCGGAGTCTCCGCGTCAACGCGATGGTGGAGCGGGTGAGAGCCATCTACGGCCCCCCGCCGGTCTCCTCGTCCTCGTCGTCCTCCTCATCCGAGGCCGGATCTTCCTCGGTGCCGTCTTCACCGGAGTCGTTGTCAGGAGGGTCGTTGGGTTCATCCATCGGTCCAGGCCCAGCACCGGTCGGGTCACGGCCCGAGCGCATGAGCGCCGCCGCATCCCCACCAGGACCGAGGGGCGGCTTCTTCGGCCACTGGAACTCGCCAGCGTCGTCGAGCATCTCCTCGACGAGCTCGTCCACATGCCGCACACCCAGCGCGGTCAGCAGCAGCCGCAGCACATGCTCAGGCGGAATCGTCCCGGTCCCGTTCGCCTGCACGATCGCCTGCACGAGGTCGGTGACGTCGGTGTCGTCGAGGTCGGGCCAGTCGATGTCGACCACCGTGGAGGTGTCGCCGTCGAGCGTGACCGTGTCCGCCCCCGAGTAGGGGTCGCGGGTGATCGTGCCCTTGAGCGGCCCGGAGGGCGCCCGGACGGCGGCGGTGATGACGTAGGCGAGGAGGCGGCGCAGCAGCGCGGTGTGGAGCTGGCGGCGTTGCCCCATTTCGAGCTCGGTGGGCTGGTCGAGGGTTTCGGCGGTCGCCCTGGCGCCGGTGGTGCCGGGGTCGCCGAGGAGCATGGTGACGGGCAGGCCGACGCCGGCGGCGGCCATGGAGGCGATGGGGCGGCCGGAGTCGGAGTCGATCGTCGCACCGGACTTGGGGATGGCTTCGAGGATCGCATCCATCGGGGTGACCGCAGTAGCGCCGGCGTCTTGGGCTTTCCCGGTGACCGGGTCACGAGGAGGAGCAGCAGAAAGCGCGGCCCTGGCCTGCGCCCGCGCCGACCCTTTCGATGTCATCCGGAACGCGAACCGCGATAGGGCTTTGACGACGGTCGCCCAGTCCTCCAGGAACACCTTGTAGGCTCTCGCCCAATCGATCGAGGCGTATGAGTCGGGGACGCCGTGCTGCCACCCGGAGGGCCGGTTCACGGCCTGGTGGATCACCGGGGCGTCCCACGCGACCTCGACACCAGCGAACACCCTGGGGCGGAAGCGGGGTTTGTAGTCGATGCACGGGTACAGGCGTTCACGGGTCTGGGTGGTGCGGGTGCCTTGCGCGTCGTAGCCGACCTGTGTCCACTGCCGCCGGTAGAACCACGGCTCAGTAGTGTCCTCGGGGTTGGTGATGATCTCGGTGATCTCGTCGGCGGGGAGCTTCCGGACCTGCACGAACCCCGTGCGCGGGTTGGTGAAACAGGCAAGGTACTGCTCACCATCGGTGTAGAGCGCGTGCTCGTGCTCGGACTGGGCTTGCGCGGAGGTGATCGTCCTCTGGTTCCCCGGATCGTCGAGGAACGCCGTCACAACAGCCTGGACGTCCTGCTGCCCGTTCTTGCCGTTGGCGCGGGCGGTGATCTCCACACCCTGACCCCACACGTACGCGGCCCGGAGGGCAGCGCCGCGTTTGATCATCGGGTTCTTCAGCGTCATGAGCCGGCAGATCGCGCGGAGTTGCCGCATCCCGTCGACGGAGAACTCGACCTCGGTGAGCGCGGCGAGACGGATCCACTCCGGCTCGTACAGGTGCCGCTCGAGATCGGCGACGGCCTCAGAGAGGAGCTCGTTGTTGTTCCGCTCCGCGGTCAGCTCTTCCCGTACTGGGGCGGTGATGCGGCTGCGGACGGACTCGACGACGCGGCGGACCGGCGCGGGCAGGAGACTCAACGGGGCCCCCTCCCTGGGTTAGTAGGGGCTGATGTACTGCTCGGCTTCGTCGTCCTCGATCACGTCGTTATCGATCAGGAGCGGGTTGAGCAGGAGCCGGTTCAGTGCCTGTGTCATCGCGTCCACTTGGTCGTCATGCGCTGCACGCGGGAAACCAGCGGCCTCTTCGATGAGGTCGCCGACCCACGGCGCGAGTTCGACATTTGGGACGTGGACGTTCCCGGCCTCGATAAACGGGGAGACCGCGGCAGCACGGGCGACCTTGGAGCCTTCCGGTTCGACCGGGATCAGCCCGGCGACGGTCCGGCGGAGCATGTTGATCACGGCGGTGCCGTTCGCTTTGTCCTCGACGTACTTCGCGGTCGCCTGCGGCCAGCGGGCCGCGAGGGTCCGGACGGCTTCGAGGGTGTCGACGAAATCGAGGTGTCCGTGGGTTTGGTCGAGGAGCCATGCTTCGACGCCGCGGCGGCCCCATACTTGTCCGCACACGTAGTCGGAGCCGTCGGTGCCTTTGAATGCCATGTCCCAGGAGGCGATGATCTCGTCGAAGCCGAGCGCGGTCCGTGTCCCGTTGGGGTGTTCGGTCCATTGGGGTTGTTCGTAGGCGTGATCGGTGAACCAGGTGCGTTGGAAGACGTTGCCGGAGGCGGGGGTTGGCCGGCCCTGGAAGAGCGCGAGCCATGCCCTGGAGCCGACCTCGCGTTGACGCTGCTCCCACTGCTCTCGGGTGCGGCCCCTGGCGGAGATCATGTACTCGCCGACCGCGCGCCCGAGGACGTCGGTTTCACCCTTGTTCGGGTCGTGGTCGGCCTTGGCGGGGATGTTGATGACGCGCCAGTCGATGCCGTCGTCGCGGGCCTGGAGCCAACCGGAGAGGTCGTCATGCCGCCAGCGGGTCTGGATCACTACACAAGCGACACCGGGGCCGAGGCGGGGGATGGCGACTTCGGTCCACCAGTCTTCGACGGTTTCGCGCCAGGCGTCGGAGTCGGCTTGTTCGCCGTCGCGGTAGGGGTCGTCGATGATAAGCAGATCGACCGGTTTGCCGGTCAACGCGCCTTTTATTCCTACACAGTAGACTGAGCCGTCGTGGCCGAGGAGCTTCCACTCATCGGCCGCCGACGTCGCCGGGTCGACGCTGATACCGAGCTTGTCGGTGTGCTCGCCGATGTCGTCCCGGATGCGCCGGCCCCAACGTCTGGCGATGCCGTGCGCGTACGACACGACCGCGATCCGCAGCCACGGGTACTTCGCGAGCATCCACGTCGGAAACCTGCGCGAACACGCCTCAGATTTTCCTTCCTGCGGGCTCATCGAGATCATGAGGCGTTGGCAGCGGCCCTCAGCGACATCGACCAGAGCCGAGCCGATCAGGTCCAGGGCTGGTGTGCGGACAGTGCGGGGGTCGAGTGCCACGGCGAGATCCAGCGGCGTATTCCACGGGGTATCGCGAGGTTCGGGTGGCTCGAAGTGCCGGGCGGCGGCCTCGAAGGCGTTGAGGGTGTCCATCACCCTCTCCTGGCCGGCTAGTTGAGAGACATGGAGACGGCACGGAGCCGGTCAGAGACGATCCTGGGCGCCTCAGCGGCCTGCCTGGGGGTGAGCTGAAGGTCGCCGAGGATCTGCTTGATCACCGAGGCGAGCAGCGCGCCCTGCTGCTCAGCGAGACGCACACGCCGTTCCTCGATACCAGCGGAGATCGCGGCCTTGGAGACGTCGACGAGGTGCTTGCGTTCTTTCTGCCACAGCTCAACCCAGACGTTCACCGCGGCAGCATGGGTGGTGTCGACGCCTTCGTATTCGGTGGCGGTCTTCGAGACCTGCTCGGTGACGCCCCATACGGCGGCTTCGGGTTCGAGTTCACGGACCTTGGAGGTGAGCCAGTCGATGGCGCCGGCGGTGCGGTAGACCTCTTCGAGGAGCGCGTCGCGGGGGTCAACTTCACGGGGGAGGCCGAACGTTTTCACAGCTTTCTGTGCCTCCTGTTCGGCGAGGCGGCGCTCGGCACCGGCCTTGGCCCTGGGAGAGCGTCCGCCGTGTGTGCCGCAGACGGTCATGCCTTTCAGCGCCCACTTCCCGCAGCGTTTGCCGGTGCGGTTCGAGGTGGCTTTGCATTGGCGTTCGTGGCCTTCGGGGTAGGTGTTGGGGAACGGCATGGCACCTCCCGTTTAGGCGGCGACGGCGAGCGGGGTTCTCGCGCGGCCGGGCGACTTGGGGTTGCGGCGGGTGTCGCGTTCGGCGTCGAGGAGATCAGACCACCGGTAGCGGGCCGAGTTGCGCGGGCCTTCATAGTCGACGGCTTCGAGCTTCCGTTTCTCCCCTTCACGGGCCTTCCAGCCTCGGGACGCCCACTTGCGGATCATGTCGTTGGTGACGCGGGAAGGCGTGTGCTCAGTGAGGTGCGCGGCGGCGTCCGGGCCGGAGACAAGCGCGTCAGGGTCAACCATGTTCCACCCCCGGATATGCGAAAAGCCCCACCGCGGGGGTGAGGCTCTCAGTATTTGGGTAGCGTCTAGATGCACCCAAGTGTGACACCCGTTTTCCAGTTCGTCAACTGGGAGGCGGCTGAGACCCGAGTTGTTCGATATGCTCCTTGATGTCGTCCGCGTACCCGAACCACTCGCCGCGGATCTGAAGGTGGGCGAGGGCGAAGAGTTTGTAAGCGAAGTCCATGTCTCACATCCCCGCTTCGCCGAGCGTGTCGAAGAACTGCTTGTACAAGCGTCTCCGTGTACGGGGGCGCCAGCGTGGCACGGTGAGCGCGTTGGCGGCAGCTTCCAATACGTGGGCGCGGTCTCGTACCTCTACGACCCCTGGCGAAACGGAGAGCATGCTGCTGATCGAGCTGAGGATGATTTCTTCGACGTGGTATTGAGGTGGGTCTACCTCAGCCCTTAGGCGGCGGAACTGTCCGTATGGACTGTCCTCGCTGGGAGGGTCTTCGATCTCTTCATCGAATTCGTGGAGAGGGCTGGTACGTTCGATCCGGTCCAGTTCGAGCTCGATCGAACGACGTTTTTCGGTCTTCGCTAGTGCGGAGATTGCTCGGAGTGCGCGGTGTCGATCGAGGATGTGTTCTTTCCTGGCTTCGAGTTGTGGTTTCGCTATCCATTCGACGGCGAGTGTGACGATGGTGGACACGGTGATGGAGACGCCGATCGAGATGAACGTGATTGTCAGGGGATCCATGTGGTGTTCACGCGCCGTGTTGGCTGCTGGTTGCCTCCATCGCACGACCTCTCCCGAAAACACGCTTCGACCATGGCCGTTTGGCTTCGATATAGCCGCCCCATGCCCTGCTGGCGCCACTGAGTTCGTCGATCGCGGTCACGATGTCCGCGCGGTAGGACTTGATGGTCTCGAAGCGTGTGGCTCCTTTGAAGCTGTCCATGGTTTTTCGGTGGTTGCGAATCTCGTCTGCGTCGAGGTACGCGCTGTTGACGAGGGTGGTGGCATCGTGCCAGATCACCCAGATCTTCTTGAGCGGGTCCCGCAACCCAGGGTTGAGGGTGCCGCACCGGACTCGCGCAAGCGCGGATGTGAAAGTGCGGCTATCGGCTTCCCATCGTTCCATGGCTTGAGCGGTGTACTCCATGTTTCCGATGCCGCGGGCGTGGTTCTCGGCGTCAAGGATCTTGTTGCCGATCATGGATATCCAGGTTATGGATGCGGAGGCGAGTTCCCCGACGATGTCGGCTTCGCGGGTGCGTCGATCGTTCGCTTGCGCGTCCCGGAGCGCTCGCATCTGGGTCCGGTGGGTGAGGTAGCCACCGGCAAGTACGCCGACGAAACCGATCCCTGCGGTGATGAGATCGGCCATCAGTCTCTCCAGCCGATGAACTCGGTGATGAACTGCTGCTTGGTCACGGCTGGTCCTCCCGCGCCGGGAACTGACCGAGGTAGGCGTTCACCGCCCGCCGCTGCTCCGGAGTCCACGCCACGGCAGGGAACTCGACGGTCGTAACGCTGCTGACGCCGTCACCCCGAACGACGGCCGGAGCGGGTATGTCGTGGCCGGCGCCGACCTGTTTGAAGGTGACGCTGTCCGGCTCGACGCTGATGTCGACGGCGGTCTTGTCCGGGTCGAGCCCGAACGCTTCGGCGAGCGCGATGCCGTGGCGGTTGCGCCAGGCGATCGCGTCCTCAACAGTGGTCATGGTTCAGCCCTCACCGATCTCGACCGTCGGCGTCCCGACCGTCAACGCCATGATCTGCTCGGCGAGACGCACCGCCTCCCCGTTCGACAGGTGCAGCGCGAGCTCGACAACGTCACCGGTGTGCACCGGGCCGATCCCGTCCCCGTTGTTGTCGTAGCCGATCTCGTCGGTGACGCGCAGCCAGACCGACGGCTCCACCGCCGAAGAGGTTTGCACTTCGGCCCTGGCTCGGCCGCCGGC